CCGCCGGGCCGCCGACACCGTCGCTGCGGCGTGGACGGCGGTCGCCCGGGCGCCGCGGCGGACGCTGGCCGCCGGCGGGATGGTCGGCGCGCTCGCGCTGGTCCCGACGGGTGCGTTGCTGGTGTCCGGGCTTGGTGTCGGGCTGATCGTGTTCGGCGGGCTCTTGGCCGGCGCGAGCCTGCTCATCGGCTGGAACGCCTGACATGGGCTGGTTGACCGGACCGAGGCTGGAGACCAAGCGGCTCGGCTTGCAGGTCCCTGACGGCGACCAGCGCGTGATCCAGCTGCCACCGTTCGGGGGTGGTCAGCCGAACCTGGACGGCATGCTCTACCCGGATTCGAGCTATGAAACGCTGGCCCGCAACGCCTACGGCCGCAACGAGCTCGTCTACGCGTGCATCGCCCAGAAGGCCTCCTGCCTGCCGCAGTCCGTGCTGCGCGTCTACCCGGAACGCCAGGGTGAGCCGCTGGAAAACCACCGGTTGCGGCAGCTGCTCGCCCAACCTAACCCGGTCACCGACGAGTTCGCCTTCTTCGAGCTGTCGATCACCTATCTGGACCTGGCCGGCAACTGCTACTGGCTGATCGTCCGTGGCCGTGACGGGCTCCCGTCGGAGCTGTGGCCGCTGCGTCCGGACCTGATCCGGATCCGTCCGACCGCCGACCCGCGCGTGTGGCGCTACGGCTACATCCTGGATCCGTCGGCGACGGCACGCGGGCAGGAACCAGAGGTCATCCCGGTCGACCGGCGGGACATGGTGCACGTGAAGTACCCGAACCCGTTGGACGCCTACTTCGGGCAGCCGCCGCTGCGGCCAGCAGCGCGGGCGACGACGCTGGACAATGCGGCGACCGATTTCGTGGACTCGCTGCTGCGGAACGACGGGGTGCCGTTGACGGTGGTAGAGACCGCCACCGAGATCGACCAGCCGGTCGCCGACCGGCTGCGGGCGCTGTGGCGGCAGGCACGCCGCCGCAACGAACCGGCGTTCCTGCAGCAGGGCATGAAGATCCACACGTTGGGCCTGGACCTGCAGCAGCTCGAGTTCCCCGACCTGCGCAGCATTTCGGAGACCAGGATCTGCATGGCGCTCGGGGTGCCGGCGATCCTCGTGGGCGCCAAGACCGGCCTGGACCGCTCCACGTTCTCGAACATGCGGGAGGCGCGGGCCAGCTTCTGGGAGGAAACCCTGCAGCCGTTGCAACGCCGTTTCCTGGAGGCGGTCCGCACGCGGCTGCTCCCGGACTTCGCCGGCGTCGGCCGTAGCCGGATCCGGTTGGACTGGGACAACAGCCAGGTCCTGGCGCTTCGGGAGGCTGAGTCGTCCCGGTGGGAGCGGGCCACGAACGCGCTGGCCCGCGGTGGGATCACGATCAACGACTTCCGTCGCACGGTCGAGCTCGAACCGGTCCCGGGCGGGGACGTGTTCCTGATGCCGGCCGGCGTGATTGCTACGCCCGCCGATCGGGTGCCGGCCGGGCCACCCGAGGGCGAGGGCGGCCAGCCGGGCACCGAGCAGCCGCCGGCCGAGGCGTCACCCAAGAGCTACGCCGAGCGATTCCTTGCCGACCGTGGGCTTGTCTGGCAGGCCAACGGGTCCGGGCCCAAGCCGATCACTGCGGGAGCGACGCATGGGAACTGACGAGCACGTGCAGCTGACCGTGCCGATCGAGTGGAAGGCCGCCGACGACGGCACCGGCAGCGTCGAGGGCCTGGCCGCTGTGTTCGGCAACGTCGATCTTGGTGGCGACCTGATCGTCAAGGGCGCGTTCAAGCGGACCCTGGATCAGTGGGCCAAGTCCAAGGGGCGCATTCCTCTGGTCGACGGGCACCTGAAGGATTCGGCCACGACCCTGCTCGGGTCGGTCGAGCGGGCCAAGGAGACCGACAAGGGCCTGTGGTTCCGGGCCAGGTTCTCTTCCGATCCGGGCGCGCAGTCGGTGCGGACCAAGGCGCTCGAGGGCCACCTGAACGGTGTGTCCATCGGTTGGTTGCCGGTGCCTGGCAAGGTCCGCTTCGAGCAGGGCGAGGACGGCGAGCTGGTCCGCATTCTCGGCGAGGTCAAGCTGTTCGAGATCAGCCTGACCCCGATCCCGATGAACCCGGAGGCGCGGCTGGCGTCGGTGAAGTCGGCGCAGTCGGCCAAGACGGCGATCGGGTCGCATTCGACCGGCACGACCGACACCTCGTGGGACGCGAACGCGCAGCGGACCAGACTGCCGAATTCGGCGCAGGCGTTGGCTGCCGCGCACGCCTGGCGGCAGGCGGGCGGCGACGCGGACGCCAAAGCCACCTACCGGTTCATCCACCACATGGTCGGTGCCGGCGGCGAGGTCGGCGTGGCCAACCTGATCGCTTGCTCGACCGGGATCGGCGTGCTCAACGGCGGCCGTGGCGGCACGACGATCCCCGACGCCGACCGTCAGGGCGTCTACAGCCACCTGGCCAAGCATCTGCGCGACGCCGGCCGCGAACCGCCCGAGCTGAAAGCGTGGATGGACTTCGAGACGTTCGCCGAGGCGCTGCGCCAGGCGTTGGCCATTCCGGTTCCCATGGCTTCCAAGGCGGCCGTCGACGCCCTCCTGACCGTCTACCGCGACCCTACCAATCCCGGACCCGCTGACACCGACGACACTCCGCAGGCCGCGTCGCAGGACGACGCTGCGGACCCGTCGTCGCCCGCTGGCACTCCGGCAGCACCCGACGACGACCAGCGCGGCAACCCGCACGACTACGCCGAGCGGGTGCTCGCCAACCTCCCCGGGCCGCCGGAAGCGGCACACCCACGATCCCCGCAGGAGTTGGCCTCCGCCGCGCAGACGCTCGGCGACATGGACCGAATGCGGGCGGAGATCGACGAACTGTTGAAGGGAGTGGGCTCGACGTGAGCCAGCGCGTGAAGGAACTGTTGGAGAAGGCCAGCCAGTGCATCGGCATGGCCCGTGCCATCCAGGACCGCTATTCCGACCCGACCAGCATGCCCTCGACTGACATGGAGCGGATGCAGGCGCTGACCAAGGAGGGCATCCGGCTCAAGAACCTCGCCGAGGTCGCCAAGGAGCAGTCGGACCTGGAGTCGTGGATCAGCCAGCCGGACGCGCCGCACCCGGCCCTGGCCGCCGACGCGTCCGCGATGTCCAGCAAGGCCGGCGCGACCGGCTTCGGCGGCGACGGCGCCAGCGCACCCAACGCCGGTGACGCCCGGTCGCATCTGCAGTCCAAGGCCATGACCGCCATGTTCGCCAAGGCGCTCCGCAAGGGCACGAACGCGCTGAACATGGAGGAGAAGGCGGCCATCATCGAGGACACGACCGGGCAGATCATCGTCCCACACGACCTGGCCGGCCCGATCTTCCTCACCCTGCCCCGCCTCGGGGTGCTGCGCAACCTGGCGCTGATCCGCCCGACCACCTCCAACCTCGTGGACGTGCGCGCCCTGACCAACGCGACCGCCGCGTGGGGCAAGATCGAGCTGGGCACCAACGCGACCGCCTACGACGCCGCGGTGGCCGCGACCGGGCCGAACACAATCACCGTCCAGAACCTCAACGCGCTGGTCCAGATCGGCGTGGACGAGCTGGCCGACACCGACGCCAACCTCGTCTCGCTGATCCAGGGGATCGTCGGGCAGAAGTTCGCCGAGATGGAAGACGACGCCTTCGCCAACGGCTCGGGCACCTCCAGGCCGTTCGGGATCGCGACCCGAGCGACCGTCGGCGGTGCGATCCCCGCCGCGCAGGGGGTCACCGCCGCCACGTCCGCAGTCAGCCCGGACCTGCTCAAGCAGATGCCCTACCTGATCTCTTCCAGGTTCGCCGGCAACGGCGCCTATATCGCCTCCGACGACGCGACCCAAGCGATCGCGCTGCTCAAGGACTCCACCTCGAACTACCTGTGGCAGCCGTCGAATGTGGCGGGGCAGCCGGACCGGCTGTTCGGCTACCCGTTCTACCGGCTGTCTGGGCTGCCGTCGATGGCGACCGGTGCCGGCTTCTCCGATCCGGCCGTGCTGTTCGGCGACCTGGAGTCGGGCTACATGATCGCCGACCGGCAGCAGATCACCGTCCAGCGGCTCGACGAGCGCTACGCCGACCAGGGCCTGGTCGGGTTCCTGTTCCGTCAGCGGGTCGGCGGCGACGTGATCCGCCCGGCCGCGTTCGCCAAGTACCTGCTGTAGAAGGAGGACATCATGGCCAAGCAGTCAGCCGGTCGGCCCATTCCGCCGGTCCCGCGGGGCGGGCAGCCGGGCCGCAGTACCACCCCGAGCAGCGCGTCCGACGCTGCCCCGGTCAGCCCGGCCGTCAAGCGGGCCCGGGAGGGTGCCGCGGCCGCGCAGGGCCACGGCCAGGGAGGCGGGAGCGGGAAGTGAAGATCGTCATGCACGGTCCGCTCGCCGGCTACGGCCCTGACGGGACCATCCACTCGTGGGGACCGGACACCCTCGTCGAGCTCGACGACGGCGACGCCAAGCAGGTCGCGTGGGGCAAGGCGTGGCTCGGCATGGGTGCCACCCTCGTCGAGGACGCCAAGACGGCCAAGGCCAAGGAGCCGGCCCGGCCGGCCCGGTCGGAGCCGGCCCGGTCGGAGCCAGCCAAGCCGGAGCCGGCCGCCGGCCCGACCAAGGGCAAGTAACCCGCGTTCCTGCGCGGGAAGGGGACCCCGGTTACTCCGTGGCCGGGGTCCCCGCATATCCAGGACACGGAGCACGGACAAGGAGAGATCCCCATTCGCATCCTCTGGCATTCCGTCGCACCCTGGGCGCCGACCGGGTACGGACAGCAGACGGGCATCTTCACCCCGCGCATCCGTGACCTCGGCCACGACGTGGCCCTGAGCATCTACTACGGCCACCAGGGCTCCGAGATGCGCTGGAACGGGCTGCGCTGCCTGCCGGGATATTCGGCCAACTACGGCACCGACGTCCTCATCCAGCATGCCCTCGTCCACTTCGGCGCCGAGAAGGCGCCGGACCTGGCCGAGGCGTCCTGCGAAGGCATGATCATCCTGCTCGGCGACGCGTGGACGTTCGAGGTCCCACTGCTGGACCAGATGAGCGCTGCCGCCTGGGTGCCGGTCGATCACCTCACCCTCCCCGACGTGACCCGCCGCTGGTTCGATGTCATGGGCGCTGTCCCGATCGCCATGTCCAGGTTCGGCGAGCGGCTGCTGCGGGAGGCCGGTTTCTTCCCTGAGTACGTTCCCCACGGGATCGATCTGGCCACCTTCCATCCTGGCGACCAGGCGCAGGCCCGCACCGCCCTGGGCGTGCCAGCGGACGCGTTCGTGGTCGGGATGGTCGCCAACAACGTCGGCCGGGACGGCTCCCGGAAGGCGTTCACCGAACAGATCGCCGGATTCGCCGAGCTACGCCGCAAGCATTCGGACGCGTTCCTGGTGCTCCACACCGACGTCGACCAGCCGATCGGGGTCAGGCTGCGGCCGTTCCTGGAGCGGATGCTCCCGGAGGGCAGCTACACCTACTCCGACCAGTACACCTACCGGCGCGGCATGCCACCGGCGGCGATTGCCCAGATTTACCGGTCCCTGGACCTGCTCACCAACTGCTCCTACGGGGAAGGGTTCGGCGTCCCGATCGTGGAGGCGCAGGCGTGCGGTGTCCCGGTGGCGGTCACCGATTCGACCGCGATGAGCGAGCTGTGCGGGGCCGGGTGGAAGGTCGGCTACGAACGCGTGTGGCACGACTCGCAGGGCGCGTGGACGAGCGTGCCACACATCGGCGACATCGCCGATGCGTACGAGCTGGCCTACGACCAGGCCAGGAGTGAGGAGCTGCGCGCGCAGGCGTGGGCGTTCGCGCAAGCCTACGACGCCGACACGATCACCAAGGCCCACTGGGAGCCGGTTTTGGCCAAGTTCGCCACGGCGCTCGAGCGACGCCGTGCGGACGTCGCCAGCCGTCGGGCGTTGCGGCCCAGACGTCCGGCCGAACAGGTCCGCGAGGCGGATGGGCTGCTGTGGTTGGACCGCGGGTCGAACACCGATGACTGGGTCGCCTACACCAACCATGAGTCGTGGCTGGTGCCGATCCTGGACGGCGCGGACGGCCTGCTGCCCGGTGACGGCGTGCTGCTGGACGTCGGCGCGCATGTGGGCCGCTGGGCGTTGCGGCTGGCTGCTGGCAGCGATGAGCGGTATGTGATCGCGGTGGAGGCCAACCCGACGACCGCCAAGACGCTGCGCCGGCACCTGGCCATGAACGACATCGGCAACGTGACCGTGGTCGAGGTGGCCGCGTGGGACGAGCCGACACGGCTGCGGGTCGAAGACCCGAACCGGCGCCTGGACGGCGGCGGCGCGCGGACGCTCCCCAGCGGCAACGGCGAGGCGGGCACCGTCCCGGCACAGCGGCTGGACGACGTGACCGAAATCCTGGAGGCCCTAGACAAGGCCGGCCGGCTGGACGTGGTCAAGCTCGACGTCGAAGGCGCCGACATCCACGCGCTGCGGGGCATGGCTGGACTCCTGGAACGCTACCGGCCGGCCCTGCTGATCGAGTGCCACGACATCTACGGCTACTACGACCGTGCCGACCTCGAGGCGACCCTGCGCGAGCTCGGCTACGACTTCGAGGTCGCAGCCAGCATCCCGTCCAACTGGCAGCCGGGCGTCGGGATCATCGACCAGACCCGTGACGCCGACTACCTCGTGTGCCAGCCCGTGGACGCCTCCGTCAGCGCGGCCCACACCTAACCGGCCGTGCCCGACCCCGACACGCTCTGGCAGATGGTCGGCGTCGCCGCCGTGGTCGCCGTCGTGCTCCTGGTCCTGGCCAACATCGACCGCTGAACCATCTCGTGATGGTGGTGGGTTAGCCAGCGATGGCGATGGCGTTGGGGCAGTCGTGGTCGATGGCCTCGGCCGGGGTG